CGCTCGTATAAATCCGTTTATTGTATTTTCAGCAAACTGTATTATACTATTTACTACATTTTTAAAAGCCCCACCTATAGCATTTCCTATTGTAGTACCTATGTTTGTAAACATACTTTTTATTGTATTCCAAATACCCCTAAAAAAGCTGCTTACACCACTGAACGCACTCTTAATACCGTTCCACGCTCTAGTAAATATGCTACTAAACCAACTTGCAACTGTGCTGAATGCTCCTTTTACTACATTCCATACACCGATAAGATAGTCTCCAACTGCTTTAAAGGAAGTTTTAATTCCATTCCATGCTTTATTCCAATTCCCTGTAAATATACCTACAAGAAAATCTACTATACCACCGAAAAATTTCAGTGCGTTTTTTACAAAGTTAGATATACTCGCTATGGCAACTGCTAAAACATCTAATATTACGCCGAATACTACCCTGAATACTGGTGCTAAGGTATCAATTAACCACAACCTTATGGGCACTATAAAGTTATTCCAAATTTCTAAAGCACCATTTATCAACTTCATTACGAACTCGCCCATCACTTGGATAACACCTTTTATATGGTTATTCCACATATTTGTTAAGAACTCTAGCGCTTGAGTTATTACTGGTTGCAGAAAACCTTCCCAAACTGCAAGAATAATTGCTTGAATTGATTCCATAGCTCCAGCAATATTATTAATAAGAGTTTGGCCATATGTATTCCAAATCTCTTGTATTATTGACCACATATCTGTCACAACCGTTGTTATAAATTCTACAATTTGATTCCATGCCTCTATCACAGACGTACGGAAACCTTCGTTGGTTTGCCATAAGTAAACCAAATTAGCAACTACTAAAGCTATCGCTGCAGCAACTGCTACAACTGGCCATGATATTCCACCAATAGCAGCACTTAACGCTACAAATGCGCCCTTAAATGCGGCTATTATGTTTGTCCAATTCGTTATTATTTGAAATGCTGAGAATCCAGCCACTAGGCCAGAGATTACGCTTATAATTATCTCTTTATTCTGCTTAAAGAAATTCGCTAGGTTAGATAATGTTTTCTTAACCTTATTAGCCATTTCTTGTACTTTTTTCGATACTTCTACGGTGCTATCTGCAAAACTAGATGTGTCCATACCTGGTATATTTACACCGCCGCCTGCTCCACTTCCACCACCGGAACTTCCGCTATCACCAGCGCTCTTTGACAAATTATTAATTTCATCAAATCCGGCCAATGCTCCCTTAGCTTTCTTAGCTTCTTTTCCTGCAGACTTTAAAGAATCACCTAAATCATTTGCCGCAGAAGCCTGTTGACTAATTGCTGTGGCTTGTGCCTGTGCTTGTGCTGGCTTTCCGAATAGTGCTTGTGTAAATTGAGCTACTATATTCATTACATATGCCAATTTACTAGCTAATGCAGTCAAGAGCGGTAAAACAGTGTTTAAAATAGGCATAAAAGCTTGTCCTAAAGATAATTTTACATTATTGAGTTCTGCCCTAAACATTTGCATTTGCGTGGCTGTAGTATTAGCTAATGTATCTCCATACTTTTGATTGGCCTGTTCTAAGATAGCCATTAATCTTATTTGCTGTTGTGTCTGGAAGTCTAATTGTTGCCACGATTTTCCGTTTGCAAATTGTTTAAATGCATTTGTGCTTTCAATCATAGCTACATTAACGTTAATTCCTAAATCTTCTCACTTTGTTATCGTAAAGGCTTTTTATCCTCTACTTCTAGGGGTTTCCCCGCATTACGGTATGTCAATTCATACCTAGTTCAGCATACATTTTCACCTTCAACTTTACTTGCTAAGGTGTCAACCACTCGTGGGGATATTTTATTCTATACTTTTTTGTAATAAAAAAGCATAGGTTCAATCCCTATGCGTTACGGTGAGCCACACTTTTTAAAATGTGCTTTACCTCGGTATTAGCATATTATATTTCTTTAAAAATATGTCCGTTATATTGTTTATATTCGCCATTTATTACTTTATTAATTAACATTCTACTTGGAAATCCATTTTTTGAAGCCTCTGTTTTTGAATTATATAGTATTTGTTCTCCTGTATCTATATTGATTGCTAATATTTTCTTATTCGGTTTTCCGCCACCTGTCCCGCCTTTATTTGCTTCGCTTATTTTACGTTTCGTTTCTTCGGTGTGTTTTTTACCATAAAACGAATTTTTCTCTCCAGTTCTTTCTTTAGCAATCTCACTCATTCTATTACAAAATTCATCAGTACGCTTTTTACCTGTATTTGATATGCTTCTTTTTATTATGGCTTCTTCAGAATTAATATATTTTGAATGAGTTTTATATCTTTTTTTAGCTTTAATACTTAATATTTCTTTGGCTTCATCAGATAAGTTTTTTCCGTAAAAAGGTGCATCTTTGCCTTTTCTACAAACACCATACATAGGGTTGTTTCTTCCTGCAACCTTTAAACTAATTTTCATTCTGTGTTCATTTGATAATTGCTTATTTTTATTACCGCCACTTTCACTATTAAAACCAAACATTTTATCGTTTGAATTATAATGTTCTATCCAAAAACGCTCTTTTTCATCTACATTGGTTTCCGTGGCATCTTCTATTATTTCAAATTTAAAATTTTTCTTTCCGTATTTGTTATAACAATTTTGCAAATGTTCACAGTAATGCTTATTATGCTTTAAAGCATATCTGTGTTCGTATAATCTTCTTTTAATATTACAAGTTTGGCCAATATAAACTTTATTATTTTCCGTACATGTAATTTTATATATGTAAAATTTCAAATTATCACCTCTACATATATACTATCACATTGATACCCAAGTTGTCAAGAGATATAACTTAGCTTTCACCGATTTTGGTTGATTTTTAATAAGATATTTCTATCTTATGCGACAGATAAGATTATCGCCTCTGTGCTCCCAAGCATACCACTTCTAATACGTTCCATTGTATCTTCCATGGTTCTACCGGTAGCACTTGCAACAACAGCACTAGCCTTTAATAATTCCTCTGTGTATTTAGTTGTTTCCGCTGTATCCTTTGCAAATCCACTAATTAAATTAGAGTATACAGCTCCATATTTATATGCTTCACTCTTGGCCATGCCATAGCTTTTTGCCTGTGTTTCCGCCCATTTAGCGAAACTACCAGCACTACTACCCATAGTCCTGTTAATTTGGTTAACAGCGCTCTCAACGCCCATTGCTAACTCTGTACTATCTTTTACTAGTTTACCGATTGTTAAACCGCCTAAAATCGCTCCAATTTTTTTCACAGTTTTACTAACATTGCCTTGAAAACTATCTAATTTATTTTTTACTTTTTCTAATTCTTTCTTTAAACCTGAAAAATCAGCACCACCACGGACTAATAGATTACTTTTTGCCAACTTCTTTCACCTCCCCGCCGAACAGGGCATTTAATGCTTTTACTTTCATAAACATTTCTTCATCTGACATTTGTTTTTTCTCTTTACCCATAGCTTCTAAAATCTCTTTTAACGGTCTAGGATGATTACTCTTTTTACCTAGCCACTGCACTGTCCACATTGCATTAATATAAGCTAGAGTTAATTTCTCTTTGCTTTCTTCTTTCTTCTTTTCTGAATAAGTTTTTATCATTAAATTAAGTTCACAAGGTGTAAGTTCCCAAAATTCAAGTGGAGATATACCACAAAGGACAGCAGATTCAAGAGCCTCCTTTACAGAAAACTCTTTATCTTCAAACTCTTTATCTTCGCTGTCCTCTACTCGTTTTTTCCTTCCTCTTTACCTCCAAATGCAGCACTCATAGCTTCACTCATGGCCTTCATAACCTCTTGTAGATTGCCTTTTTCGTCTATTAAATCCATAACCTTTTCTACAGTTAAATTCTTATCCTCATGTACTAGACCTGCCCATATTATAGTTGCAGTATCTTCCATAGTCAAATTATCGAAATCAACTTTTGCAATAGGCTTCTTGAACTTTTTCTCAATAATTGAAATTGCCTTCATTCCATATCTAAAATTTCTTACTTTATCTAGTTCAACTGGTGTATAACTCATTATTATTCCTCCTCTATAAAAAATTAAAGGCTAGAAATTAATCTAGCCTATTGACCTTCATTTTGACCTTCATTTTGACCTTCATTTTGATCTTCATTTGAACCTCCACCTGACTCCTCTCCAACAGTCAGAGTAGGTGCTCCTGAGACCTTTATAGTCGCACTGAATGACAATGGGTCCTCTAAGCTTGCCCCAGTAGAGAATCCAGTTACTACGCCTTCGAACTGCCAACTTCCTAAACCGTTAGGAAATTCAATTGTAAAGTCCTCAACATCTCCACTTTCATACAAATCGTATAAATCCTTTTGTCCTTTTCCAACTTCAAGTTCTAAAAATCCTTCTAAAGAAACTTCCCCAGCATCTTTAAAGCCAGCTATAAACTCTCTATAACCACCGTCTGAATCTAATGTGGTTACATCTATAGTGTCAGCTGATAATTCTAATCCACCTATAGAAGTCAGACCTGCTACTGCAACTGGACTTGAAGTGCCTATCTTAAGTTTTGTTCCTAAAGCTCTTTGTGCCATATTACTCTACCTCCTCAAAATAAATAGTAAAATCAATTATCCCACGATTTACTTTTAATTCGTGTTCGTACTGTTCTGTTACGTTGTTGATGTCTATATCTTCAATGTAAATTCCTTGTGTTCCTATGCTTGTCTTAGGTAATGAAATTAATAAATCCTCAACTTTTTTAGTTAAGAATTTCATGTCGCCGTATTTAGTTGCCATAATTGAAAACATATAGCTTAATGCCTGCTTATTCGTGTACCCTTCAAGAGTTTTTACCTTATTGGTATTAATCCTTGCATAAACTAAATAAGGCCCTTGTGAGCCTTCTGGTGCGTTTGTAGGGTAGATTTGGTTTTCTAATTCAGGTATCTCTTGCGCTAGCTTACTTCTTAATGCTGTTTCCATCTAATCACACCTTTTTATATGTGGTTATATAGACATTTGTTAGTCCTGTAG